GTATATCTGATAGTTCTAATTTCTTGCATCTGCTCTTTTCAAAGATGAGATGCCCCACCTCTAGCCGTGTCGCAGTAAACCCACTCGATGCCCCGACCCCACCTATCTCAACAGCGTTCTGAACGCCGGAAGGCAACGCTGAACCGGTAAAAGCCGTCCCGATACTTACATCCTTGATGGTAATTTCTCGGACAGGAGTCGACCCCAGGTCAATTCTTAAGGTGTTATATTCTTCCGACCATTCAATAGGGGTATCCAAAATTGGTGCTGCGGCAGAGTAGACCCCTGAGTCGCCCCGACTAAAGGACTTCCCTTCCATCACCTCGTTTACAACTACACCTCCACCAACAGCGGAGCCGGCAAATAATATCGTCATGGCCATCTGGGGAGAGAACCCCATCGCACGGAGTAACGAAAAAGGAGACTTGATAATCTGAAAGGTGGTTTTCCACTTTTGACTTTCCGATTGTAGGTACTCGACTTTCGCCAGGAACCAATCACGAAACCGAATAATACCTTTGTAGAATGCAACAGGGGAGCGGAACATTTGTTTCGGGGATTTGCGGTATAACCAACGGATTCCTCGCCCTGGGTATCGCAGGGGAATAAGCAACAACCGTCGCATCAATAACAAGCCGAGTACGATGCCACCGATTGAGACAATAAGCCCATTCATTCCAGTGCTTGAAACAGGATAAACTATATCCTCAACCAAAGGCCCGCCCAAATTAGCCATCTGGAATAACATCATGCCATAGGTCGTGGCTGCCAGGGCTAGAAGCCCGATTGGCATCAAAAGCAAACCAACGGTAAATTCCAAAACCTTGAGAACATTCAGAAGTCTTGACCTGGTGAATAAACCTCTCACATTGAACAATGCTCTCATTCGTTTCATCTAATTACCGTAACCTCCATATTCCCGACGTTCTCCAGACGGTAATAATCCTGATGCGTTCAAGTCTCTCAACACATCCGCAAACCCACCGTGGTCGCTCATAATTGTACGCATTTCGTTTTCCATAACTGCCTGGTTTTCCTGTAACTCTTTTATCTCATCCTGCATTTCCCCAATATATTCCACGCTGGCTTCTAACTGCCCTACCGTAGAATCCAACTGAGCTACGTACCAGATAATGCCAAAGGCTTGCGCTATAATCAACGCTACTGCTGCTATCGGTAATTTTATATTTGATAAATCCATTATTCGGCTTCCAAGACCTTCATTCCCAATGCAATAATTCCCCCGACGCAACCCGAGGCAATTTCGTTGAAGCCAGCCCAAATTCCAACGCATGACAATACGCCGAGAACTACAATGGCTAGGAAGATTTGAGGTCTTAGCTTACCAATCATAACACCTCCGATAAAACAGAAAGATTATGCCTCACGGAAGTCATAGCTGTCAATCGAGCGCTAGCCAGGGGGGAGCAAGCGCAAAAAAAGAACCACGGTGAGAGGATAGGTTCCGCACCGTGGCTCTGTTGCGTACACCTGGGCAGTGAGGTGCAAATCCATCTGCCCAGGTGTATTTATCACGAGCAGTTTTGCGTCTACGGCAATTTATGCCTACTCAGGACGTGCCTCAGTACAGCAAGGGTGAAAGGAGCCCTTACCGTATTGTCTATTTTACTCTACCCTTCAAGAGGGCATGAATGAGCCTGGCTTCTTTCTTCTTGATGCGTTTGTCTTTTGCGATTGCTTTATCGACTGCTTCCTGATTGTAAGCGACCATTATGTCCTCCAAACGTAAGGTAAATTATCCGGTACTTCCCAATTGTATAGCCCATAAAACTCAGGTGCTTTTCGTAACAGGTTTGATTTATGGGAATCATGAAACGCATCATTACCTATGAACGGTGGCATTTCTACCGGAAACGTTATTGGCAAAGTCTGCATAGTATTTCGATACATCCGAGTATTCCATTCCATCTGCATCGCAAAATAATACAGGGATAATGCGTTGGCATACCCACGCCACATCTTTACAGCAGGATGATTTACCCATCCACCAGTTGTGCGCTTGCCAGAAACTATCTGATATATTTGCCATGCTTCAATGCGCTGTTTCCCTAACCGCTTACTATCTAAACACTTTGCAGTTTCGCTGAAGCTTGCATAAGGTAAAAACGTTTGCATCCAACTCCTTCTTTCAGCTTTGGAATTGGTGTGTTTATAGGTGGAGCGTTCCCAACTGCCTGGAATAATACGTTTCAGAATTGTGCAATTTTTCCAATCGCAATTCTAACTCTTGCACCTCATCGAGGTCGGTAGCGTTCGCAAGTTGTTCACGCACGTCAGTTATTGACTCATTGACTTGCTGGAGTTTCTGGGCAACCTTTTCCCATTTGAGAGTAATCTTTACCACTTTCATTATGCACCTCTGTTTTTATTTCGCTTGTTGGGCTTGCCACCAACTTTGCGTTTTACGCCCCACTCATGTGGGGTGGCTCAACTTTTTAGTGGGCTGACCCACAACGGCACGTTGAGCTATAAGTTCCTGTCCGCCGAGTGCTATGCACAACCACGTTTTTGGCTTCTTCAAATGTTTCCCACCAAGTCATCATGTGCATCCCTCTTTTGCACCAAAATTCAGCTGCAAACCCCATTTGGCCTTCATTTCTCATCATTCTAACTCTGCCGTGCTTGGCCGAGTAAACCACCGGAGTTTCTTCCATCGTTGTCTTTGTCATTTTGCACCTCCTACCTTTCTCAACTTCATTATAGCATATTGTTATAACGAAATCAAGGAATTTGTACCTAAAATAAAAAGATTGATTCGGCTATCAATTCACGAAAAGCAGCCCCCAGTTGTTACCCTGGCGCAACACCTGGTAATACATTCCGCTGTCCAGATGTTCAGCTGAGTGCAGAGTTTTATCGGGGTTCCAGGTAAGGGAGTAGTGGTGGGGATACTTGGCTATGCTGGCTTCCAACTTTAGCAATGTTTCCGATTTCCTAATTGTTTCCATGACGGGCCTCCTATGCTATATTGGCTTATCGGGTAGTTTGTCTCTCCTGCTTGACATTATTCCCGATATGAGGTTCCCTCTCATGAAAATGAGCCTTAGTTCGGAGTGATGCCCCAAACAAGGCTCATTTTCTTATTATCAAGGACACCTGGTAAATTACACGATTGGAAGAAGGGCCTTCTCCGTAATGACCGGAACCATCGTACATCGACAGTTTATGACATTAGCAGGACTTCCGCCGATTGCCCCTGGGTGCGACAGTTGTTGCCCTCCCACTAGGAACGTAGATTCCAGCGGAACTACTTGCCTATGCGCCTCGGCATGAAACTCCCGAACACGACCGTCCATTGTGGCTATCCACATTTTTCTTTCCACGACGTTTGACTGTTCGTAGGCTTCCTGAGCGCCCTGGTTGATTGCCGACAAAGTTTCCGTTCTCGCTATCCGTTCACTCCGCACTCCTTTTGAGAAGTCAAAAACCTTCATTAGCCTACCTTCTATTTGCGGAATGGATTGCCCCAACGCTACTCCTTCTTCTATTTCCTGGGTAACTAACCGGCCTGTTTCCTCATTTACTAAATCAGCCCATAAAGCAACTCGGTCGGCCAGCCATTGTTGCGTCACCAGGGTGGTAATATCGAAACTAATACCAAGGCCAAACTGACTTATTTGTGAATTAGCTGATTGAAGTAACAGCTGTCGGTAAATTGGTGTGCCAATCTTTTGGAATGCTTGCCTCCAAACACCTGGGCTAAACGGCACACTTCCCTCATCTGGCGGTTGCTTGGTGTAGCTTTTCTTCGTGCGGAAATTCCGAATTGTTTCTTTCATTTGACGATTGAATAAATCGTCCATAACTTCCTTGAACTTTTCAGTTCCGGCGTCCATCTGTTTCACAATTATATTGCCAAACGTATCCAGGTATTCATCAGACGCTTCATGTGCGTGCCAGCGCTTGTATCCATTCTGAACAACATCCGAAACCATCGGAGCCGTGGCGTTTCTTCTGACAGATCTGGGCATTCCAGCTTCCACCGGCTCGGCCCCATATCCAGACGTCGGTGTTGGCTCATCCCCCCAGGGCACTGGGTCTAGCCCCCTGGCTTCCCTTACTTCATTTACGGTCATGATTCCTTGTGCGACATCCTGGCGTTGAGAAGATTCAATCTCCCGAACGTTCGGCTGCAAAGATTCAATGTCGCCCAGGTCAAAGTCAATAAAAATGTTAGGCCCAAACATCGGAGACAGCATTTCGTTTACTTCTTCGGAAAGAAACATCAGCAACGGCACGATGGAATTTCGCCAAAAGATACGCTCCGCTGCATCAATGTTGCTGTAAGTTGCTCGTTCTAGGTCGCCTAAAAGAATCTTTGGCACATTGAACACACGGCATACGTCCTCCAAATCCCAACGCAACCCAGCCATAAAGTCCATGTCTTTTTGGGTCATACCAAAGTTCTTCATATCAACGTCGCCACTGGCAACGATTGGCCGGTGGCTATTTTCTGAACCAGCATATCGCTGTTCAAGCGCTCGCTGGAATAACCGGAGTTCCTCCTGGTCTACTTCACCTGGGAACTTTACAAACAAATGACTTCCGAGAACTCCTCGTTTGAATATATCCCTGTTGTGTTTAGATGCGTCGATAGCGCTGTCAGCGGACAACCTGGCTGCCGCCATAGGAGCGAACCCAGCCAGTTCAGCGAGTGGGTTGTAATGCCGAAACCAGACCATGTCCTCCGGCAAGACCGCTACTTTGTCACCAGTTTCATCAGCAACCATGAAGCCACGGATGTATTCACGTTTACTTGCCATGATGGTGACTCGGTCTGGCCGAATAGGCCACAAAGCTATTGGAAGATTGCCAGGGCCTCGCTCGATATTCCAGAACATCGAACCCCATAAATCGAGGTTGATGCTCGTGGCTCTCCACAAATCGCTCCGAGTCCAGAATGGGTTCACCCTGGCCATCAGCTGGACGTAAGGATGATTAGTGTCCAGTTCAACTGCGTCGTCAGGAGTTTTACCCTGCATAACTCGTAACCTGGGGCGAACGACTGCTTCAGCCCTGGTGCGCACCGCAGAATAGACGAGTGACGACCTGGCGTAATAGTTTCCGTATGCCTCTGGAGTCCAATCTTGGCCCACTCCCATAGTTTCATCGAGAGTAGTAATCAGCTGGGATGCAGCTGGTGTAGGGTTTTGCTTCCAGAGGAGATTAGCTAGCCGCTTTCTTGCAACTTCAAATCGAGCCATTGCTTACCTCCTAAAGTAGCCACTATACCAGAATATGTGCCTCTTTTACATCTACCATCAGTTCCGTAAACAGCCAGACCAGGGCATCTAGCCTATCAGGGCTGAAAGGCGAATCTGGAGTCCATTGCGTCAACTGGTCTTCCAATCTTGGAAAATGTCCCGAGTGAAATATTCTCCCTTGTTCGTATAATGCTGCAACTGGTTGCGCCCTGGTGAATTTGCCCCTGGTGGCAGTGACTTTTTTGATTGGCACGTTTTTCCTTACAGTTCGCAAGGTGTGTTCGACCATCTGCCCACCGTAGTTCATTTCGGCGACGATGTAATCCGCCTGGTGCATATCGTAAGCTGATATGGCCCGCTGCGCCCATTCACCTGGTGTAAACTTTCCGGACAAGTCCTGAATCACGTAGCCGTAGCCATCGGCCCCTACACCACCCACGATGATGCCGGTTTCGTCGTTTTCTGGGTCATTGCCTCCGGCTGGGTCAATCGCTATTCCTATTTTCTTCAATGGTGGTGGGTCTGGCCTGGTTTGGAATGAATCCAATCCCCACAACGCACCAGGGACATCTTCGAGCCATTCGGCGAGTATTTCTTGGCGGCCGAGCCTGGTGTTGCCATATTGTTTATATAAACGCTCTTTCACAGAGTCGGACAAATTAGGATTCTCATACGTCGTTACCCTCACAGTTGTAGTCGTGGTCATTTCCGACAGTTCTCGTACGAACGGTCTATTCTTTGGAGTCGTCGTGGCAATGACCTGGGGATGCTCGCCCAGGCGGAGTCCGAATTGGGCCTGATGCCAGCTGGCTTCTTTCCACAACGCCAACTCATCGGCCCATAAAAGCGACCATTGCGGGCCGTTCCACCTGGCTGGTTCTTCCGAGCCCAGGAATTTCACATAACCACCATTCTGATGATAGGCTTCTCCGATAGACCGGTTGTAAGTAAATTCCGAGCCAGCCAATGTCATCAAGCCTGTAACACCTTCAGCGCAAACATCCCTCGCTGCTGCAATAGTTGGTGCGCCAATACCTACCCTGGCCTTCCTCCCATTTTTTCTCAAATGGTCAAGAACAAATTGCGCTCCAGCCATCGTCTTACCGGAACCACGGCCTCCCAGGATAAGCCAGACATCCCATTCGCCCTGGGGAGGAACCTGGTGCGGTAATGGCTTCCATTGTGAATCTATTTCATCCCACCAATCTCTGGCTGACAACAAAGCCATTGGGTTTGGACGCACTGTCATTTCTTATCCACCATTATCAGTAATACACCTTTTGTACTATCTATTATCTAAAATACCTATTATGTGTTCTCCGATAGCCTGTGCCATCAATGGAGGGACACTATTGCCAATATACTTATATTGCTGGATGCGGAACCAAGGAGGGAAACTCTGGAGAACCTTTGCTTCTTCGATAGTGATAGAGCGAGTAGCCGTCCCATTTACTAATGTCGGTGGGCGAATCGCTGCAAGTGTTTGGCTAGGTTTGTTGATGTTTTGTCCATTAGCGATGGCATTTTTCGGGAAGCTGTAAGAACCAGCTATGGCTATTCTCGGTTTTTGGCCGCCTCGCAAAGTATGTGCGACAGGACTCCAGTCCCGTGGTTTATTATAGTTATTAATATCTATGGTTATTCCCATAACGGGCCTTTGGCTGCTCATCAATGTTGGTGCTGGTCGGTCACTCGATTGCCATTTATTCACGAAGTCATCATTTTTCATAGCTACATCCGAAATTAGATTCAAGGCTTGACGCACTGATACAGGTCGACGGAGCATTGGTTGAGGGTGTGATGGCTCCCCTTCTATATCATTCCTGATACCCACCCATATCAGCCGCTCTCTCGATTGTGGAACGCCGTACCACCAAGCGTTCAATTGCCGACAAGCAACTTTATAACCGCTATCTTGTAATGCTCTGGTCATCTCTGAGAATAGGATTTTCATCTTGCCCATAGCAAGCCCTGCTACATTCTCCATGACAAATACCTTGGGCATCATTCCCCGTAAGAACCGTACATATTCATGGAATAATTCGTTTCTTATATCCGCGAATTGCCGCTTCCCTGCTCCACTAAATCCTTGGCATGGCGGTGAACCATCCAGCACATCAAGCTCCCCTTGCCTCAATTCCATTAGGCGTAAGGCTTCACCTACATCCATTTTGTTGATGTCGCCTTCGTGCATGGTTGTCTCAGGGAAATTATCCCGATAAATAAACGTAGCCCCTTTATCCCATTCGACAGCCAACCTGATATCATAGCCGATTGCTTTATAACCTAACGATGACCCACCACAGCCCGCAAACAGGCTGACCAAGGTTTTGCCATTTGGTGGGTTATTTTTTAGGGCGATGGTGTTCATGTCCGCACTCACATATACAAAGTTCTATATTATCTCCCAAGTCGTCACCTAAAATATCGGGCAAAACTGGCACATCAGAATTAGTGAAATCTGGCATTGGATTTACTTCATTGTTTGCGATAGCTTCCAATAGCCCTTTGAGCGCATTACTTTCCGTTTCAACATCCACAATAAGACTGAGAAATGCGTCTAGGTCTGTTTGTGCCATTGCCGCTAATGGGTCGAGAGTTGCTAAGAGTTTATTCGCTTCTGTTTCGTTCAAGTCGACAACAAGAACTGGCACTTCCATATCAGGAGTGGTTTCAGCCCTGAGATGGCCGTCGATTAGCTGTAAGCCATCATCAGTCTCATAAGCGATAAGCGCATCAGCGTAGCCTATTTCAGTCAATGCACCATGAAGCGCACTCTGTTGTGTGAATGGGTGCTTACGCCAGTTGTGGGGATTCCGTATTAAATCCTTGGCTGGCACTCTCCGTAGCTCCTTGACTCTATCCCTGATTTCCATCGCTCTCCAATTCTTTGATAGAATTATTCAAATGAACCGCTTTCTGACCGGTGTAATTCTGCCAACGCTCAATCGCTATCTGTGCATACTTCGGCTCTATCTCCATCGCATAACAGATGCGGTCTAGCTTCTCGCAAGCGATAAGAGTTGTGCCAGAACCAAGGAAGGGGTCGTATACGTTGCCTTCGTGGTTGCGGATTGGACGCTCCATACATTCAACAGGTTTTTGCGTAGGATGATATTCATTTCTGTGTGGTTGTACGATTTCCCAAACCGTTCGTTCATTTGTCGGCCCAACCCAATGCGATTTTCCCTTCACGCAATACAATAAAGGCTCGTGCGCTTGCATGTAATGGGCTGTAAAGGCTCCAAAATGTGGGTTAAGTTTCACCCATATAATCTGCGCCCGAATTTCATATTTGCAGTCAGCAACCGCCTTATATACTCCTTCAGCCTTCGTGTCACTATGCCAAAGATACGCAACATCCGCAGGGGACAACGAAAGTGCCGCCCCATAGAGGTCGGTCGAATCATCTCCGATAATAGAATCTCTTTTTGCTTCGTTATTAGCACCGCCTTCATAATTCACCCCATAAGGGGGGTCTGTCACCATAATGGTCGGTCTAATTCCATCACCTAAAACAACCCCAACATCATCTCTGACGGTTGCATCGCCACATAACAACCGATGCTCCCCCAACTGGAACAGGTCGCCTACTTGCACCCACGGCTCCTCTGGTTCTGGTGGCACTTCGTCTGGGTCAGTCAATCCGACCTTGGGCTTCTGCATAGCTTCCAAAGCCTTGAGGTTCCCTCCGGCGATAGCTTCCACTACCCCTTTGAGCGCATCGTTGTCCGTTTCAACATTTGCAATAAGACTGAGAAATGCGTCTAGGTCTGTTTGTGCCATTGCGGCTAGTGGGTCGAGGGTTGCTAAGAGTTTGTTCGCTTCTAATTCATCAAGGTCTGTTATCAGTACAGGCACTTCCATGTCAGGAGTGGTTTCAGCACGCAAATGCCCATCAATCAGCATTAACCCTTCTTCTGTCTCGTAGGCAATCAATGCGTCAGCATAGCCTATTTCGGCCAATGCACCTTGGAGTGCTTTTGTTTGTGATACAGGATGCCTTCTCCAATTGCGAGGATTACGAGATAGTTCGGAAGCCTTGACCTGGCGTAATTCCTTGATTCTGTTTCTGATTTCCATAACGACCTTTTTTCATTCGGTTTATGTCATTGCTCCGGCGAACTTTTCTTGGCCTAGTAAGTCTAGCCTGGCGAGCACCTGGGGAGCTTCGGGTGCTTGACCGTGGTATTCTTTGTATATTTCTAGGAAATCTTTCAGCGCTTCATTCCATGACATAACGTCCAATCTTACCCTGGCGTCGATTTGTTTTGGCGCATCCAGGCCTAATAATGAAGCTCTTCTTTCTTGAATCCGTAAGGCAGTTGCGACAGACTGCGTATCGCCGTTTATCACTCCTTGCCAAATCGGAAATTGCATCTGGTCGAGGCGCTTCAACTCTAATTCCCTGACGGCTTCGTTGCTTTCCCTCTGGTAGCGAGCCGTCATTTCCAGTTCTCTAATGATTGCTTTGTAAGCGCTGGAATCGCTGGCATAACCCAACTGTTCGGCTATCTGGCTTATCGTTGCCCCTGCAACACGTAACCGGATTGCCTGTTGGCCTTTCAGCCTGGCAGCTATTGCCCTGGGTTTTGATTCTCTGGTTTTCTTAGCCATTATGTTTCCCCAAATGCAAATATATCACGATATGTCAATCAGATATTGAATCCCAGGTCGCTCGTCTCTAAGACATTGGTAAAGGTTTTGGGCAGACCGCATAGCTTGCAGACTGCTTGGGATGTACTACCTTTTGGGGTTTCAATGACGTAGTGGTGAGTGCAGTTCTTAGTGGCTTTGTTGCGGATTTTGCTGTAACAAGGGAAGCAAAGACCTTTGCTACTGTTATGGCGCTGATTGTTACAGAGGATACAGAGAAAGCCCTTCGAATAATTGTTTTTTGGTTTTCTCTTGTATCTTCTGGATGTCGTCTGAGTCAAACGTTCTTCCGTCATCAAAGACGATTTTCCTCAATGCGCTGAATGCTTCCGGAAACTCCGGATAGTCAACGTCGTTTTCGAACTTCCGCAAAACATCAGCGACATCGATTGCCTCGGTAATGATGTACACCCAGTTCCACGGATTATCGTCCGTGAAATAGAGTGTACACCAAAACCTTCTGGAAAACATTACAGGCAATGCTTCTCCCAACAATCAGCAAGCGGTTGAGGTTTGAAGTATAAGTCTCGTTCCACCTTCAGCCCAGCGAATGATACTGACCCTATTTCCTCTAGGCTGAAAGTGCCGAGTTCTTTTTCCATTGGGCTTACAACCAAACCAAACATTCTTTCCGTCTCTGGCTCGTACTCCGTGGCGTACCAAGTCCAGTTTGACCACGGAGTGAAATACTTGACCTTTGCCACAGCCGAATACCCTTGCCCATCAGTCGTACCAATTTCGGGTAAACTTTTAGCGATTGCTTTCGTCATCAGTTTCATGGGTTCCCCCCTCCGTTGATTTATTCATCGTAAACGTGTCGATTATTTCGTCTTGCCTTTGCATAAACTTGTATATCAAATCCCTATCAGCCTGGCTTGCAAACCGAATGTTCAGGACGTACTTTTCGTCTCGACAACCTGGGCATTCTATCGAATGTTCTTCCCCCCTGGCGTCGTTCATTTCCATCAACCGAATTGCTCCACCGAGAGTGTTGCCCCTCCATACTGTTTTCACG